CCTCATTCCCGAAAAAGATGATACCTTCGTCAAGTTTGGTAATTTTAACGATATCAAAAAAATTATTCAGTCCCGTCTCTTTTACCCTACGTTCATTACGGGTTTGTCGGGTAATGGTAAAACGTTCAGTGTGGAGCAAGCGTGTTCTCAACTGAAGCGTGAAATGATTCGTGTCAACATCACCATCGAAACTGATGAAGATGACCTGATTGGCGGTTTCCGTCTTGTGAATGGTGAAACTGCCTGGCACAACGGTCCTGTGATTGAGGCACTTGAGCGTGGTGCTATTCTGTTGCTTGACGAGATCGACCTTGCTTCTAACAAGATCCTGTGCCTGCAATCCGTTCTGGAAGGTAAGGGTGTCTTCTTGAAGAAGATTGGTCGTTTCGTCAAACCTGCCGCTGGATTCAATGTGATTGCCACCGCAAACACTAAGGGTAAGGGTTCTGATGATGGCCGCTTCATCGGTACCAACGTGCTCAATGAGGCGTTCCTGGAGCGTTTCCCTGTGACCTTTGAGCAGTCCTATCCTGCCCCTGCAGTAGAGCAGAAGATCCTTGAGGGCATCGCTCTGGACCTGGGTGTGGAAGACCGTGATTTCTGCAAGCGTCTGGTTGATTGGGGAGATATTATCCGCAAGACTTTCTACGATGGTGGTATTGAGGAAATCATCAGCACCCGCCGCCTGGTGCATATCATCCGCGCCTACAGCATCTTCCAAGATAAGGCAAAGGCAATTCAAGTGTGTGTAAACCGCTTTGATGATGAAACCAAGCAAGCATTTCTTGAACTCTATGACAAGGTGGATGCTGACTTTGTGATGCCAACGGAAAACTCTGAACTGACTGTTGAATACGTTGACGAACAACCTCAGTTCTGATATAATATGGGAAGATAAAAAGTGTCTTCCCTCTTTTTATGATTGATTCAACTTTTACTATTACTATGCCTGATAACAAAAATCATCTTTGGAAATATAACGAAGATAGAATCCTAAAAGATATTGAGGATTATGTGACTAGCACTTATGGGAGTCACTACTGCGGACATAATCAAGAATATAAGGATATTCAAACTATTGACTTGATGGCAGCAAAAGATCTTGCTGTTGGTTTCTGTCAATCAAACATTCTTAAATATGGAAGCCGCTATGGTGACAAGGATGGGCGCAATAAGCGTGATTTGATGAAAGTCATTCACTATGCTATGCTACTGCTTCACTTTGACGGACATTATACACGTCAAGATAATGGAATTACTGAATTTACTCGCTGATTATTATGAAACTCTCTGATAAAACTCTCACTCTTCTGAAGAACTTTTCTTCTATCAATCAGTCCATTCTGTTTAAGGAAGGAAATAATCTTAGGACTATTTCTGTGATGAAAAACATTCTTGCAGAAGCAACAATTGATGAAGAACTCCCTAAGGACTTTGGTATCTATGACCTTAATCAGTTTCTGAATGGACTTAATTTGCATCAGAATGCAGAACTTGATTTTGATAACGATAATTATGTTGTAATCCGTGAAGGTAGGTCTCGTTCCAAGTATTTCTTTGCAGATCCAAATGTAATTGTTACTCCTCCAGATAAATCCATCTCTCTTCCAAGTGAGGATGTGTGCTTCATTCTAGATACTAAAGAACTTGATAAACTGCTTAAGGCTGCTGCAGTATATCAACTGCCTGACTTGTCTGTGGTTGGTGAAGCAGGTGTTGTGAAACTTGTTGTTCGTGACAAGAAGAATGATACTTCCAACGATTTCTCTGTAGTTGTTGGTGAGACTGATGAAGTGTTTACCTTCAATTTCAAGGTTGAAAATCTTAAAATTATTCCTGGTTCTTATGAGGTAGTAATCTCTTCTAAACTTTTGTCACGATTCAAGAATACTGGATTTGATGTGACCTATTATGTGGCTCTAGAACCCGATTCAACATTTGGATGAACATCTTTGTAACAAGTGAATATCCTGCAGAAAGTGCTGTATGTCTTCCAGATAAGCACATAGTCAAAATGCCCCTTGAGTGTTGCCAGATGCTCTCTATCGTGGCATCCAAGTGGTATCACAACTATGGACCCCTCCTTAAGGCAGACAGTACTCCATACAGTACAGAGAAGGGTGCATTCCGCAATCATCCCTGTACTAAGTGGGCAGCAGAGAGTATTCATAATGCTTATTGGTTAATAAAGCACGGTATGAACCTGTGTGATGAATATACTCTTCGATACGGGAAAGTTCATTCCTGTTACAAGACCCTCGTAGATGCCTATTATTTGTTCCCTCGTGGTAAAATTGATAAGGTAGAAAACTTCGTTCGTGCTATGCCAGATGAGTTTAAACTGGATACAACTATTGACACTTTTACTGCTTACAAGATGTACATTGCATCCAAACCTTGGGTTAGCAATAATTATCTTCGTATGCCGCAAAGAAAACCTGATTGGATTTAATTAAATTATGAAAGTCAAAGACCTGATTGAAAAACTCCAAGAGTTTCCAATGGATATGGAAGTTGTTGTTGATGGTGGTTTGTTTGAGTATGATGCTGATTTAGACCCCCGTGAAATAGTTGTGAAAAGTGGTACATCATTCACTCAATACATTTCGCAAAGAAGGTATAAGGAAATGTCTGATGATGCAGAACTTGATGGTAGTTTTATTGATGAAAAAGTTATTTACTTGGGGTGATTATGAAAAAATCCTTTTGGGTCTAATTCTGTACCAATCGGTATGTTTTGGACTATCAATTCTTTTTCTAACTGATTTTGGTGTTCCTAAATTTTTATAATATTCTTCTGCCTCTTTGATAGAAGAAAACTCCTTTCCTTCACAAACAACTGGATATGAGTTTGCCTTTCCAACTTTCTTTTTTGCTTCCTCTGGAAACTTTTTTCCAAGCATACCATAAGTAGCATATTCTTCTTTTGGTTTTCTTTGATGATATTCCTTCATAGCATTTATAAAGTTTGGAGAATTTAGTGGTTTGCAACCTTCTCCACCATCAGTCATATTGTATTTTGGATTTAGTTTTTTTATCCAATATATTTCTCTTTTGTCCAAATCTTCCAATAAAACTTGATTTTCTATTTCTTCTATGGTAAAGTTATCAAAACCATACTTTCTCATCGCACGGTGCAAATATGTTTTTGAACCATACGATGCATCATACTTATGTTTTTGAAATCTTTCTTCTTTTGATTTGATTGTTTGTCCTATGTAAAAATCATTATTTACCATATTGGTTATTTTGTATATAATCATAACTGGTTGAAAACTACCGTCCTTGAACTATTTATACTATAAAAATTGATTATGACAAGTGAATTCTTATTCTGCGAAAAATACCGTCCGAAAGTAATTGATGACTGCATTCTCCCTGATGATACTAAAAAAACATTCAAGGAGTTTGTGGAGAAGGGTGAAATTCCAAATCTTCTTCTTGCAGGTCCTCCTGGAATTGGTAAAACTACAATCGCAAAAGCATTATGTAACGAACTGGGGGCAGATTTTTATGTCATCAACGGATCCGACGAAGGGCGTTTCCTGGATACTGTACGGAACCAAGCAAAGAACTTTGCTTCGACCGTCTCACTTACGGGATCTTCTAAACACAAAGTCATCATCATCGACGAGGCTGATAACACAGGCAACGACGTACAACTCCTTCTACGGGCAAATATTGAGGCATTTTATAACAACTGCCGCTTTATCTTCACCTGCAACTACAAAAACAAAATCATTGAACCCTTGCACTCCCGATGTGCCGTCATCGACTTCACAATCAAAGGGAAACAAAAAGCGCAGTTGGCAGGATCCTTCTTCAAGCGTTTACAAAACATCCTGGATGCGGAAGGCATCGAGTATGATCAAAAAGTCGTTGCAGAACTGGTCTCAAAACACTTCCCAGACTTCCGAAGAGTCCTCAACGAATGTCAGAGGTATTCTACGGGAGGAAAAATTGATGCGGGCATTCTTGCATCTTTCTCTGACATCTCTGTAAACGATCTTCTCAAATACCTTAAAGAGAAAAACTTTACAGAGGTCCGTAAGTGGGTCGTATCTAACTTGGATAATGACTCTTCAGTTATTCTTCGGAGAGTTTATGATGCACTTTATGATGCACTAGTTCCTGCAAGTATTCCCGCTGCTGTTCTTATTATTGCAAAGTATCAATATCAGATTTGTTTTGTGGCAGATCAAGAGATCAACTTGCTTGCAGCACTAACTGAAATTATGTGTGAAGTTGAATTTAAATGATTATTTCAGAGCAAGACGCCCAATGGGCTGCAGATGAATTCATCCAATATTTTTCTCATATGGGAAATATTGAAGACTATCTGCGTTTTGTAAAGAAGGAGGTTATCAAGAATAGTAATTCAATAGTTTCTTTGCACGATGAATTTTTTAATGAAGATATTCATCCAGAGGATATGGATTTTGATATTAAGTTTGTTGGGGATAGATTTCAACAAGCATTACCTCAAGATCATTATAATACTCTTCTTAAGGTGGTTTCTTCTCACAATAATGAGTCAAATATTCCTGGAAGAGAATTGCGTTGGATTATCTTCGAACGAAACACCAAGAAAGTTCTTGGGTTTATTCGATTTGGTTCACCTGTAATTAATTCCAAACCAAGAAATTTATGGTTAGGAAAACAACCAGATCTTTCTATTTTTAATCGTCACGCTGCGATGGGATTTGTAATTGTTCCATCACAACCTTTTGGGTATAATTATCTTGGAGGAAAACTTCTTGCATTAATGTGTTGTTCTCATTTTGCAAGAGAAACACTTAATGAAGTTTTTGAGAAAGATATTGCTCTCTTTGAAACTACTTCTCTTTATGGTTCAACTACAGACGCATCGCAATATGATGGTCTTAAACCATTTATGAGATATAAAGGTTTGACTGAGAGTAAATTTCTTCCTCTTCTTCACGACGAAATCTTTCACAAATTGCACGATAGATTTACATATCTGAATAACAATATTCCTTTGACTGATAATAAAGCATCGTCTAAAAAGATGAAGCGTCAAACAAAGATGATTTCAATTATTCGCAATTCACTTCAAGATCAGGAAAAACTTAAAAGATTTAATGAAGTAATCGGTACTGCATTTGATCTTACTCAAAAGAAGAGATTTTATATTTCTGATTATGGATATGAAAATGTTCGTGAAGTAATTTTGGGGGAGGAAGATAATCTTCGTCCAGGTCAAAACTGGGATAAGTTTTATCTTGAGAACATTATTTCTTGGTGGAAGAAAAAGGCAACAAAACGATATGAAAAACTTAAATCCGAAGATCGCTTTAGAACTAAAGTGGAACTTTGGACCGATGATGACGATATTCAAATTATACGATGACTTACGAACTTAAAGATTGGTTGAACTCTATTAATTTCACCAAAGAAAATTTGATGGAAGAAGACCCAAGTTGTGCTAAAGAGTATGCACCTTATATCATTAATAAATGTCTATCTGGACAAATTGATTCTATTCTTTTTGCAAACGAAATGAATATGAATCATCAACTTGACAAAGATATGCAATATTCATTTTATCTAAATAGTCTGAGGAAAAAGAAGAGATTTTCTCCTTGGCTCCGAAAAGATAAAGTCAAAGATTTAGAATGCATAAAACAGTATTATGGATTCAGTAATGAAAAAGCATCACAAGCTTTAAAAATCTTAAATAAATCGCAACTTGACTTTATAAAACAACGACTTGAAACTGGCGGAACGAAATGACTACTCAAACAATTGAACCACAAGTAAATTGGGCCCCCGATATGATGGTGGAAGTTATCCTAAATGAACCGGATGACTTTCTGAAAGTTCGTGAAACTTTGACTCGTATCGGAGTTGCATCAAGAAAAGAGAAAAAACTCTACCAATCTTGCCATATTCTTCATAAGCAAGGAAGGTATTATATTGTTCACTTTAAAGAACTATTTGCCCTTGATGGTAAACACGCGAATCTGACTGTAAACGATGTTCAGCGTCGTAATCGTATTACTCGTCTGCTTGCAGATTGGGGACTTATTACGGTTGTAAAAGAAGATTCGGTTTCTGATATTGCACCACTTAATCAAATTAAAGTTCTTGCATATAAGGACAAAGGAGATTGGATTCTGGAACAAAAATATAATATTGGTAAAAAAGGAAAAGGTGTAGAAACCGAATGATTTAAGTAGGGAGTTCAACACTCCCTTTTTTAATACCTATTGATATATAATTATTGAGGATGCCGCAAGGGTCCACAAAACACAAACTCGCTTAAAAGGAGCTACCATAATGTCTAACATCACAAGGTACACTGCTGCGGATCTTTCTACTCTGATGGATAAGATCACTCGCAATAGTATTGGATTGGATGAATACTTTGATCGTATTTTCAGTCTTCACGAGACAACTTCTAACTATCCTCCATATAATCTAGTTCAAGTCAGTAATGTAGAATCTAGACTTGAATTGGCACTTGCAGGATTTAAAAAGAAAGAAGTTTACGTCTATACTCAAGATGGCAAATTATTTATTGAAGGACAGAAGGAGGATAAAGAAACTGAATCCAGTTATATTCACAAGGGGTTGGCTCAAAGAAGTTTCACTCGTTCTTGGACTATTTCCGATGATACTGAAGTTAAATCAGTTGAATTTGAGGATGGACTTTTGACAATTACTCTTGGTAGAATTGTTCCTGATCACCATAAGAGAAAAGATTATCTCTAAATAAAAATAAAAATGAAATCTTTCGACGAGTTCAAAACAATTGCATATAAAAATGCAATTCCACATACTGTTTATTCTGGAGGAAAAACAAAAAGAATTCCAAAAGGAAAAGCAGTTCCTGTAAGAAGTCGCTCAAATGCTGGTGGTAATGGAGACTCTGGTGATGGTAGTGGTGGAGATGGTGGGGAATAAATAGAATTGAATATCGTCGCCGCGAGGAGCACCTGGCAAAATCCAGGTTGACTCCTCCTTTTTTTCTGCTATAATAATAAGAGGTATGGAGTAAAAATGACAGTAAAACTTATTGTCCTGAAATCGGGAGAAAAAATAGTATCAGATATTAAAGAAGGATTTTATGAGGATAAATTGGTCTGCTATATTTTAGATAGACCTTGTAGTATTTCTATAAATGGTTCTTATAAGATTCTTGATGATGAAAATACTGATGAAAATAATAATGAAAATCTAGTGAGTATATCATTACATTCTTGGCCTTCATTATCGAATGATACTACAATTGAATTAATTCCTGATTGGATTGTTACAATCGTGGAACCAAAAGACGAACTTAAAAAAATGTATGAAACTCAAGTATTAGGTATTAACGAAAATGAAAATAGTCAAAATATTGTTCTTACTGAACAACCAGATTCTGATAAGTCAGATTGAAGAAGTTGGTGCTGATGTTGGAGAACCTGATTGTAAATTAATTAATCCTTTTGCAATAAAAAGAGAATTGACTATGAATACTTTAGAACCCTTTCTTTGTGGATACACAAAAGATAATACGTTTATGATGAGTTCTGATAAGATTCTTACTCTTGCAGATCCAACCCCCACACTTCTTGAAAAATATGAGGACTTGATTAAAGAATGAATTATTGCTTCTATACTAATGTTCAGTTGATTGGTAATCAATTTTTAGTTCGTGGTGTTGAGAATGGTAAAAGATTTGAAAATAGAGATGAATTTTTTCCAACTCTTTTTGTAAAGACTAAAAAAGAATCTAAGTATAGAACATTAACTGACGAATTTGTAGAACCTATTCGACCAGGGACTGTTAGGGATTGTCGTGAGTTCTATAAAAAATATGAAAATGTAGATGGGTTTGAGATCTATGGAAATGATCGATATATCTACCAATACATTTCAGAAAAATATCCAGAAGATGAGATTAAATTTGATATTTCTAAAATTAAACTTGTAACTCTAGATATTGAGGTTGCATCGGAGGGAGGATTCCCCGATGTAGAATCTTGCGTTGAAGAAATTCTTTCTATTTCAATTCAAGATTATACTACTAAAAAGATTATTACCTGGGGAGTAAAACCATTTAACAATGTACGCAAAGATGTAACATATCATTATTGTCCTTCTGAATACGAACTCCTTAACAACTTTATTAATTATTGGATGGTTGATGTTCCTGATGTAATTACTGGGTGGAACATTCAACTCTATGACATCCCTTATATTGCCAAAAGACTCAATCGAGTTCTTGGTGAAAAGTTAATGAAGCGTCTTTCTCCTTGGGGACTTGTGACTGAAGGTGAGGTTTTCATCAACGGCCGTAAGCATACATCTTTTGATGTTGGTGGTGTAACGCAACTTGATTATTTGGATCTTTATAAGAAGTTTACTTATAAGGCACAGGAATCTTATCGCCTTGATTATATTGCTGAGGTTGAACTGGGTCAGAAAAAATTAGACCACTCCGAGTTTGATACCTTCAAAGACTTTTACACTAAAGGTTGGCAGAAGTTTATTGAATATAACATTATTGACGTAGAACTTGTTGACCGCTTGGAAGACAAGATGAAACTAATTGAACTTGCACTTACGATGGCCTATGATGCCAAAGTTAATTATGCTGACGTGTTCTATCAAGTTCGTATGTGGGACAATATTATCTACAACTATCTCAAAAAAAGAGATATTGTAATTCCTCCCAGAAATAGATCTCAAAAAAATGAGAAGTATGCTGGTGCTTATGTAAAGGAACCAAAACCGGGTAAGTATGATTATGTCGTCAATTTTGACTTAAACAGTCTATATCCACACTTGATTATGGGATATAATATTTCACCAGAAACTCTTATTGATGAAAAACATCCAACAGTAACTGTAGACAAAATTCTCAATCAAGATCTTACTTTTGAAATGTATAGTGATTATGCAGTATGTGCGAATGGAGCGATGTATCGTAAAGATGTTCGTGGATTTCTCCCAGAACTGATGGATAAAATGTATAATGAGCGAGTCATTTTTAAAAAGAAAATGATTGAGGCAAAGAAGCAATATGAGAAGAAAAAGTCTAAAGAGTTAGAAAAAGAAATTGCTAGATGTAATAATATTCAGATGGCAAAAAAGATTTCTTTGAACTCCGCTTATGGTGCGATTGGAAATCAGTATTTTAGATATTATAAACTTGAGAATGCTGAGGCAATCACTCTTTCGGGACAGGTTGCGATTCGTTGGATTGAAAGTAAGATGAATTCTTATCTAAATAAACTTCTTAAAACTGAGGATGTTGATTATGTTATTGCTTCTGATACTGATTCCATTTATCTTCATATGGGTCCTTTGGTTGAAACTGTATACAAGGGAAGAGAAAAAACTACTGAAGGCGTTGTTTCGTTCCTTGATAAGATCTGTAAGGTGGAACTTGAAAAGTATATTGAAAGTTGCTACCAAGAACTGGCTGACTATGTGAATGCATACGATCAGAAGATGCAGATGAAGCGTGAGAATATTGCTGATCGTGGAATCTGGACTGCTAAGAAGCGTTATATTCTGAATGTCTGGGATAGTGAAGGTGTTCGTTATGAAGAACCTAAACTGAAAATGATGGGTATTGAGGCAGTCAAATCTTCAACTCCTGCTCCTTGCCGCAAGATGATTAAAGATGCTCTTAAACTAATGATGAGTGGGACTGAAGATGAGGTAATTGACTTTATTGAGAATGCTCGTAAGGATTTTAAGAAACTCCCGCCAGAACAGATTTCATTTCCACGCTCTGCATCTGACGTAAACAAATATAAAGCATCCAATACAATTTACTCAAAGGGAACACCAATTCACGTTCGGGGAGCACTTTTGTTTAATCATCTCATTAAAAATGCAAACCTTACAAATAAGTATTCTCTCATACAAAATGGTGAAAAAATTAAATTCATCTATCTAAAAAAACCAAATACAATTCAAGAAAATGTTATCTCCTTTATTCAAGAATTTCCAAAGGAGTTAAATCTTGACAAATACATAGACTATGACCTACAATTTGAGAAAGCATTTCTAGAGCCACTCAAATCAATTCTTGATGCAATTGGGTGGAGCGTAGAAAAAACGACTAGTTTAGAATCATTTTTTACATAAGGAGTATTATGGATTTTTTGAAAGATATTGTAAAAGAAATTGGTGGAGAATACACCCAACTTGCTTCAGATATTAATGAAACTGAAACTTTTGTGGATACAGGTTCGTACATTTTTAATGCTCTTGTATCCGGCAGTATATTTGGTGGCGTATCTGGGAATAAAATTACTGCAATCGCAGGTGAAAGTTCTACGGGAAAGACTTTTTTCTCTCTTGCCGTCGTTAAAAATTTCCTTGATAATAATCCTACTGGATATTGTCTGTATTTTGATACTGAAGCAGCAATCACAAAATCCCTTCTGGAAAGTAGGGGAGTTGACACAACTCGTTTGGTGGTTGTCAATGTCGTAACAGTAGAAGAGTTTCGTGGTAAGGCACTTAAGGCAGTTGACCTTTATATGAAAAAACCTGAAGGAGAACGCAATCCTTGTATGTTTGTGTTAGACTCTTTGGGAATGCTCTCCACCAGCAAAGAGATTAATGATGCTCTGAACGACAAAGAAGTTCGGGACATGACTAAATCTCAACTGATTAAAGGTGCATTCCGTATGCTGACTCTGAAACTAGGTCAGGCAAAAATTCCAATGTTAGTTACTAATCATACTTATGATGTTATTGGTGCATATGTTCCTACAAAGGAAATGGGTGGTGGTAGTGGCCTTAAGTATGCCGCTTCTACTATCATCTATCTCAGCAAGAAAAAAGAAAAAGACGGAACAGAAGTCATCGGAAACATTATCAAGGCAAAGACTCATAAATCACGTTTAAGTAAGGAGAATCAAGATGTGGAAGTCCGTCTTTATTATGATGAGCGCGGCCTTGATCGTTACTATGGTCTTTTGGAACTTGGTGAGATTGGTGGACTCTGGAAGAATGTAGCAGGCCGCTATGAGATTGATGGTAAGAAAATTTATGCCAAACAGATTCTAAAGGAACCTGAAGAATACTTTACTGAAGAAGTAATGCAACAGTTGGATCAAATTGCTCGTAAGGAATTTAGTTATGGAGAAAGTTGAGTTTCTAATTTTAAGAAACCTATTATATAATGAGGAATATATCCGCAAAGTAATACCATTTTTAAAATCAGAATATTTTGAAGATACCAATCAAAAAATTGTTTTTGAAGAAATACTTTCTTTCGTTCAAGAATATAATCAACCAGCAACAAAAGAAGTTTTATGTATTGAGGTAGAAAAAAGAAAAGATATCAACGAGACATCATTTAAAGAAGTCCTTCATCTAATAGGTTGCTTGGATGATGTTCCTGTTGAATTTAATTGGTTGATTTCCACAACAGAAAAATGGTGCCGTGATCGTGCAATTTATCTTGCCTTGATGGAGTCGATTCATATTGCAGATGATAAGGATGAAAAGAAAAATAGGGATAGTATTCCCTCTATTCTTTCCGATGCACTTGCAGTAAGTTTTGATAATCATATTGGTCACGATTACTTACAGGACTATGAACAACGTTACGAATCTTATCACAGAAAGGAGGATAAAATTGAATTTGATCTCGAACACTTTAATAAAATCACGAAAGGTGGTCTCCCTAACAAAACTCTTAATATCGCTCTTGCTGGTACGGGCGTCGGGAAGTCTCTATTCATGTGCCATGTGGCTAGCTCCGTCTTGCTCCAAGGACGGAACGTTTTGTACATTACGTTGGAAATGGCAGAAGAACGTATTGCTGAAAGAATTGATGCAAACCTTCTAAATGTTCCTATTCAGGACATTGTAAATCTTCCAAAGCAGATGTTTGAAAATAAGGTAACAAATCTTGCAAAGAAGACTCAAGGTACTTTAATCATCAAAGAGTATCCCACTGCATCAGCACACTCAGGACATTTCAAGTCTCTATTGAATGAACTTGCACTTAAGAAGTCCTTTAAACCTGACATCATCTTTGTTGATTATTTGAATATCTGTGCTTCTTCCCGATTTAAGGGTGGTAATAATGTAAATTCTTACACCTTAGTCAAGTCAATTGCAGAAGAACTCCGTGGTCTTGCTGTGGAATTTAATGTTCCTATTGTAAGTGCAACACAAACTACCAGAAGTGGTTTTGGTTCATCTGATGTTGAATTAACTGATACCTCAGAATCATTCGGTCTTCCTGCTACTGCTGACCTTATGTTTGCTTTGATTAGTACTGAAGAGTTGGAGGGTCTGGGGCAAATTCTTGTGAAGCAACTTAAGAACCGATATAATGACCCAACAATCTATAAGAGATTTGTAGTAGGTATTGATCGTGCAAAGATGCGACTTTATGATTGTGAGCAATCTGCACAGCAAGACATACTTGACAATACAAGAGAAGAAGAGTATGATAATGAAGATAGAAAACCTAGAAAATCATTTGAGGGATTTAAATTCTAATATGACTCAAGTTATTGATACAAACAAATATATTGAATTCGTTCGTCAAACTACAAGTCCTGCAAGTAGTGATCTAGCAGCACTTCTTTCTCGCATTACAGAACTTGAAACGACTGCTGATGCTGATGTTCCTCGTCTAATTACTGCTGCTTTCGGTATTAGTGCCGAAGCAGGAGAGTTTACTGAGGTAGTAAAGAAAATCATACTGCAGGGGAAACCTTATACTGCAGATAATGTCTTTCATATGAAGAGAGAACTTGGTGATATCTGTTGGTATCTTGCTCAGGCTTGCATGGCTCTTGATACTAACTTTGAGGAGATTCTGCAAATGAACTATGAGAAACTGAGTGCTCGTTATCCTGAGGGATCATTTGATGTTTATAAATCTGAAAATCGTGTGGAGGGAGATCTGTGACTAAAGAAATTAAAGTAACTCTTAAACTGGATGTAAGATCTGCACTTGAAGTTCTTCAAGTTCTTGATGGTGCTACTGCTGGATATAGTGAAGAGTTTGCTCCAGAGCGAATTGTGAGACTTCGTGAGGTAATGACTCAAATTGATACTGAACTAGAAAAAGCAGTTTGATTGAAACCTCCTCCTTCGGGAGGTTTTTTTATAAATAACTAAAAAAGTATTTGTAAAAATGGATCCCAAAGAAATCATAGGTTTGGTAGAGGCATATCAAGAAGTTTATGCTCCTCAAGAAGAGATTGATGAAGCAGTAAAGGGTGTTGATCCAGAAATGAGAAAGGCAGCAGCAGCAGAAAGAAGAGCAGGTGATAAGCGTCTTCCTCCTTCAAAAGGTAAAGGATATGCTGCTCACGCTATGCAGCAAGCAGCATATGTAGATAAACTTACAAAAGGAAAGCATCTTCCTGGAATGGCTCATGAAGAAGTAGAAATCTTCGATGTAGTTCTTGAGTTTCTCCAAGCAGAAGGATACGCAGAAACTCTGGAAGAAGCAGAGTGGTTAATGGCGAATAAAATTGATGATGAAGTAATTGGTATTATTTTAGAAATTACTGGTGGTAAGGGACATCCTGGATATAAAGCGGGATCAAAGGATCACGGCCCAATGCAATCAGGACATTCTGCTGATAGTGAAAAGAGAAAGGATAAAGGTGGTACAATGTCTCAGAGACACGGATATCATCTTGGTGATATTGATGATGACGATGATGATGAGGATGGACTTGAGACTATCGTTAAGCAACAATCAAGAGACAGTAGAGAAAGAGTTAGAAAACCTTTAAGAAATAAGGTTAAGGCAGCAAGAAAGGTTCTCTCAAAAGAAGAATATGTAGATGAAGCACAAGAGGCTCGCAACAATCCTGAGAAGTATGAAAGAGAGCAGAGCAAAAAGACTGCTCCTGTTCGTGGAGAAAGAACTCCTATGCCCCCAAGAGGAGATAAGCGTAGAGAAGACTTTGAGAAGTGGTATGCCGCTAATGTTCGCTGATAGATAAAGCGAAAGTTTCTCTGACCCTCTCAACTTATTGTTGGGGGGGTTTTTATTGATTATTTCATAAATACTTGAAAAAAGTACATAATAAAAATGCCCAAAGTAAAAGATGATCAACCATTACTAGATGGTGATGGCGGATCTCCAAAAGTGATAGCAAATAATGCTGGATTCCAGTATGAAGAAGATTTGATTAAAAAATTAAGATCCAAAGGATTTACTTGCGGAGATCCTGCCGGAGCAGACAACGCTAAAGCTGATTTGGAAATAACGCTTCCTAAAAATGCACCAAAAGTAACAAAATTTGAATTGAAAGAAAAATTATCTGCCGATTTTGCTCAACTGAATATGGATTTTGATACCACACAAAAAAAGTTTTATATTGACGAAAGAAAATCTAGTAATCAAAAAGAAGCAGCCCAAACGATGATAGGTATTGCTAAAAATTTTAATATCATTCGAGAAGCTAATAATTGGTGGAAACCAGAAAAAAATCCTCCCCAAAGATTTATGCTTGGGAATGAATATTCAAATGTATCTAAAAGGCAAATAGGAAGAAAATTAGATCTTAAAAATTTTCCAGATAAATTTTTATTAGAAGGTAAGTCTGCAGCACAAGCAGTAGAGCAGTATTATAATTCTAAAAATACATATTATATTCAGGTAAAGGGATTTGGATTATATTATATGGGAAGAGATGTAGAAAATTTTGGTGTTCCTAGATTTTCTAATATGGTTGGAAATAGCAACATAAGAATTAGAATAAAAACAAATTCTGCTAGTCAGGAAAGATGGTCCTTTTTGATGGCTCTTAAAATTTCTGGATTGAGAAAAAGTCCATTTGATCTAGATAAAGATCCTTCGTTTCTTTTAAATTAATAAATAAAGGTATAAGAATAAACAATATGAAGAGTTTCTTAAAATTCATAATAGAAGCAACAGAGTCGCAAGCAGCGATGCAAGCGAAAAAACTTGGATATACTGGAGACGGCCACGGTGGTTGGTTAGATCGCTCTGGTAAAGTTGTTGCAAGAACTGAAAAGGGAAAACTTAAGTATATTGATGGTCGTCAGGCAAAAGGTGCAGAAGAACCTGCTGGGGCAGCAAGGCAAGCAGTACCAGCTCCTGCAGCACAACCTCAAACAGCACAAGCACCTGCTCCTGCAGCATCTCAAGCACCTGGAGCAGCACCTGAAGATCAAGGACAAGAACAAGAACTTCCACCACTTACAGTTGTATTTGGTCGCTTCAATCCACCAACAGTCGGACACGAAAAACTTCTGAAGTCTGCAAAGAGAATCTCTGCTGGTGGTGATGTTAAAATCTATCCATCAAGATCTCAAGATCCAAAGAAAAATCCATTAGATCCAGATCTTAAAGTTTCGTATATGAAAAAGATGTTCCCTGAATTTGAGGAGAACATTATTAATGATTATAAGATGAAAACAATATTTGATGTTCTTGTAAATGCAAACGAAGAAGGATACTCAAACGTAAATATCGTTGTTGGTTCAGATCGTCAAGCAGAGTTTGAGAACCTCGCTCAAAAATATAATGGTGATCTTTATACCTTTGATTTAATTCGTGTTGTTTCTGCTGGTGTTCGTGATGCTGATGCAGAAGGTGTAAGTGGAATGTCTGCATCTAAAATGAGAAAAGCAGTAATGGATGATGACTTTGCATCATTCCGCAGAGGAACTCCAAAGTCATTAAATGATGCAGAAACTCAAGCACTCTTCAATTCAGTTCGTCAAGGAATGGGTGTGAAGAAATCTAAAGTAAAGAAAGAAAGTTATAATCTCTGGGAGATTGCTCCAAAGTATGATATGGGTAATCTTCGTGAGAATTATGTGAGAGGTAGAATTTTTAGAATGGGTGATGAGGTTCAGAACTTAAATACTGGATTAGTTGGTGAAGTAGTTCGTAGAGGAACTAATTATCTAATCTGCGTGACTGAAGAAGGTTATATGTTTAAGTCCTGGATTAAGGATTTGACTGAATATACAGAAGTTAAAATGGATAGTCCTATGAGAGATAAGACTCATCCAAATACTCTTGTGGGGACTTTAGGTGCATTTAAACATTATGCAAGTAAGACTCCAGGTGCAGTTGGAACGAATAGTCAAAATCTTCAGAAGGGTGGTAAGGCATACGGGGTCAATTTCATAAATAAGTATAGAAAAATAAAAGAAAGCGTTTATTAAGATGTCTATAAATCCTCTGAATGATATTTCCAAGGTTTATTTGGAGCAGGTTGCTGCACAACAACTTGATGAAGTTTCTGCTGACCTTGCCCTAAAGGCATCAAAGGAAGCAGGAAAAAGAGCTGGTGTTCTTGCTGGATTAAGTGGTGGAGATCCTAAAGTAGCAGCGAAAGCAAGAAAAAAGAGAGTACAAGCAGAGAGACTTTACAGTAAGCAAGCAAAGAAAAGAGTTGTTAATGTTACTCCAATTAAAGAGGAGGAATCGGAATTTGAAATTGAAGAGGGTATGACTCTCAAAGATTATAAGAAAAAGCGTAGTGCTCTTAAGCAGAAAGAAAAGAGAGCATCGGATAAGATTTCTCCTGGACGTAGAGCAGGTATTCATGCAGACAAAGCATCTCCTGAAAGAGCAGCAAGACATCGTGCAAATGTAGATCCTGATTATGATCGTGATGATGAGAGTGATATGTATCCTGGTGGTAAGTTAAAGAATCCTAAGAAGATTCGTAAAGCAAAAGCACTTGGAGAACTTGGCGAGTCTTCAGTTCCCGGCAAACCAGCAGAAAAACTTGGTGCAGTAACTGCTATTCCTAAAGCAGAAAGAGATGCTGCAAGAGAAAGATTACTTGCTAAAGCAAAGGCTATGAGAGAAAAGAATCTCACTAAAGAAGCACTTGATCCTGTAGGACATGAAGATGCTGATGTTGATAATGACGGTAAGAAGAATACAAATGCTGATAAGTATCTTCTAAAGCGTAGAAAGGCAATTGGTAAGGCAATCTCAACTCACGAAGCAAAAGAAGTGAAGAGATGGTGGGATGATGATGGAGATGGAAAAGGGTATGAGGAAGGAGAAGTTTCTGGTAAGTTTAAGAAAAAGAAAAAGACAGTAAAGGAAGGATTCTCAAATTGGAGACAGGATCTTATTGAAGTTGCAGATCTTATTGATAAGGAAGAGAATGAAAAGGAAATTACCGAAAAGAAAGTAAAGAACAAGATTAAGATTAATCCAAGTATGGGTGAAGCCGTAGAAAATCTTGGTGGAACTCTTCTTGAAATGGTAGAGATTGACGAAGTAGATTATATTGTTGAGAGTGTATATGATGAACTTCTGGAAGAAGGTTATGAAGAAGATGATATTGAAGAGGCAATTGAATATGCATTAACTGAAGCAAAAGTTACTTTTGGGCACGATACATCTACTGGTGGTACTGAAAAGAAAAAGGAAGGTCTTTTAAGTGTTGCTAGAAAGAAACTCTCTGGTCTTAAGAAATCTGCAAAACAAGCAGTAGCAACTGGAGCAAGAAAGGTTGCTAAAGGTGCATTAGGTGTTGCTCGTAAAATGGAAGGTGGAGATAAAACTCCAAGTGCAGCACATACTGGAACAAGAAAGGCATCAACCTATCGTGGTGCTGGTGCAGGACAAAAAGAAAAAGTAAGCAGTGGTTCATACAAAGGACCTGAAAAGAAAACTGCAGAAAAACCTGCTGATCCTTGGGAAGGTAGTGCAACAACTCCAGCAAAACCAAAACCAAAACCAAAAGCAAAGGCACCTGCAGCAAAAGCAAAGACCACTAAAGTAAGTGGTGGAACTGCTAAACCACCTGCAAAAAGAAAAAGATCCAGTAAGTTAGATGATCTTCTTGCAAGTGTAAGAAGTGAAGAGGTTCAGATTGATGAGAAAGTTTTAACTGCTGCTGAAACTAAAAAGAAAGAGGAACTTGTTAAGTCTATGAAGAAGAGTTCATCGGACTTTGAGGCAAGATATCCTGGTCGTGGTAAAGAAGTGATGTATGCTACTGCAACTAAAATTGCAAAGAAAGTAGCAGAGCAAGCACTTGAGATGCAACCAAAAACTTCAGAGCAACCAGACCAACAGAAAAAAAAAGTCCAACAACAACAAGATAGAATGAGGCAGCAAGAAGTTCAAATTCTGCAAAGAAAACTTCAGGCACTCAGATCAGCACCTAAAGGAACTGATCCTTCTATTACTGCTGGATATGAACCAGAAGGTGAATTGGTTGATGAGAGAACTAGATACGCAAAAGAGACTGAAAAGAATTTTAGAACTGGTCGTCCATCTGTAGAAGGTGGTGATCCTAAAGTTGCTGCAAGAAATAAAGCACCATTCAAATATGGTGGATCCAGACAAGCACCTAAAGTTCGTGGAGAAAAACCACCTGTCTCTGGAGCTCCTGGATCTGGGAGACAAAACCCAGCACATATTGTTGCTGTTCGCAAGGCAAATGCTGAGAGAGCAAAACAAAATAGAGTCGGTTCAAGGTTTGATTGATCTAAATAAGAAAGGATAAACCATAAGGAGGTTATTATGTCTTTAGCAGCACTTATTGCTTTTTACAACGCAAATCAAGCGGCAATTCTCACCGTTCTTCTAGTCATTTCAGAGTTTCTTGGTGCTAATCCAAAGATCAAGGCAAACGGATTTGTTTCATTTATTATTGAACAAGTTCGTGCTAGGGCAATTGCTGGTGGAGCCAAAGATCCAACTCCTTGATATTACTTCACAAAATTATAGAGAGACCTCAAATTTGGGGTCTCTATTTTTTATAAATATTTCTACGAAACAAATTAGTAAAGGTAACAAGAATGGCACTCTGGGGAAACAATGACAACATAGGATCTGGAGGCACAGTATCTCTTAATCTTGTCGGAAGTGATTGGATTGTAACAGGATCCGGTACCACTTTTGGACAAGTTGGTGCAGCTGCAACTGGTAACGTAATTAGATTTGGTATTCGCGGTAATGGCGGAACCTACTATGGAGATTCTGTAATTGTTGGTATTGCAAGTACAACACAATTGACAATTGATTCCACTGCGGGATTAAGCACAACTGGAATCTCTGGAACAAGTTTTTATATTAGCGAACTTCCCAAGTATACAGTTCTTGATAGTTCATATAGTAATGCTAATGATAGTGCCCCAACCACTACAACTCTTAATGTCACAGGAACAGCAACTACGAATGCTGGAGTAGGAACTGATATTATTCCTGTTATTGCTCCATCTGGTGTGATTGTTGGTGACTTACTTGTAAATGGTGCAAGTAATATTGCCATTTCTGTTATTGGATCTACAACAATTTCTCTTGGATCTACAATTTCTGTTGGAATTGCTACTGGTGCAACTCTTTCGTTTAAGAGATATGTTGATGGATATGATAAGCAAGTTTATGGAATTTCTACTTCATCTGAATATGTTGCAATTGGATATAGTGGATACGCTCACGCTGGTTGGGTAGGCGTTACTACATATGTCGATTGTGACGGGAACTTTAGGGTGAAGACAGAAACTCTTGTTGCGATGTCTGGAATTAGTACTGGTTCTGATGGGATTCTTTATCCAACTGGTGTTTGATTAACTTATGATCTTTAATGAACTGAATGAGGACAATTTCCTCTTGTTTGCTATTAAACACTATGAAAATCCTCAAGCAGTCACCAAGGAAGACTTTGATAAGGATTTAAATCATTTTAAGTATATTAAAAGATTATTGAAAAGATATAAAAATACAGGTGAATTAAAAACTCACCTTCTTTTAAATCATTTTATTATTCTTTATAATATATTTGGAGAAGCCACAACTCCGATGTTATTTTTTAAAATTGAAAAGGAATTGTGGTCTTCTATGAAAAGTTTTGTTATTTTTCTCAACAGACTTCCTGAGTATCCAAAATCTGGTATTCACAATATACAAGTTGATCTTTATTGTCTAGAAGAACTATACAAAATCTACAATGGAAAAGAAGAAGATTGATAAAATTATTGAGGCATTTCGTAATTATAGAAATCTGAAAGAAGAGGGAATGGTTGTAGGTACTGGTGGATTTACTGGTGCCTCTGACCCTAAAGGGCCTACCGCAGGGTTTGATCCTTTGTTGGGAAAGAAGAAGAAGGATGGAACGGTAGATTTTAGAAGACTTTCACCCCCTTATAGGAAATGGGTGAAATCAATAGATAAATAAATAATTCCAATACTACTTGGGTTATTGATTAGTTTAATAGTAGTAAAAAATCAATAACTATAACCAAAATGTTTAATCCAAATGCATCCGCAGATACTAAAATTGCTGTGTTGGAAGAAAGACTTTCTGCATATGAAATTATGATGAGGAAGATTGACGAAGCAATACAGTTAATGGGGAAAACAAATCAGAATATTAGTAAAATGCTTGCAGTTCACGAAGAAAGAATTGAACAGTGTCATAAATCTGACGATTATATTAGTAGGGTAATTGAAGAACTGAGACTTGAGAATAAAGATCAGCACGAAGTAGTATCAGAAAGAATAGAAAAAATAGAGAATAAATTAGAAGAATTTGTTAAATTTCGTTGGATTGTAGTTGGTATTTTTGCAGTATGTAGTTTTGCATTTTCACAATCTCATATTGTTGTTGATTTCTTAACTCCGGACGTATCAGAAGTACAAGTAGAAAAAACTAAATAATTGAGTGTTGGCTTTTATGCCAATGAAAACTCAAAAAAAGATTACGCTTTACTCACTACAAAAAACAACAAATTCTGTCATCAAGTGGACTGGAATAATAACGTCCCTCTGTCTTGACAAAACGCGGTAGTCTGGTAGAATAGATCAACAGATTAATGTTTGTTTATGGACTTTGTTGATGTAAAGTACATCAATTTGATATCTTCTCGCTTTAAGAAGTTTAAGAAGGTAAAGAATAATCTTTATAATTTTCGCTGTCCAATTTGTGGCGACTCTCAAAGTAATAAAAATAAGGCAAGGGGATATTTGTATCAAGTCAAAAACAATACAAATTTTAAGTGCCATAATTGTGGAATTAATATATCCTTCAATAATTTTCTCAAGCAAATAGATACTACGATTCATAAACAATATACTTTTGAGAAATTTAAAGAAGGAAATACTGGAAGGAATTTTGCTGTAGGGGAACCAGTATTTAAATTTGAATCTCCAAAATTTAAACCAAAATTAAATTTACCAAAAGCATCAGAAAATCTTGATGCAAAAGAATATTTGGAAAATAGAAATTTAAATCCTTATAAATTCTATTACGCCAATAAATTTAAGGAGTGGACCAACTCTCTCAAAAAAACATTCGACAGTACGGAAAGAGATGAACCAAGGATTATTATTCCTTTGTTCTATCAAAATACTCTAGTCGGATTTCAAGGAAGAGCACTTGGTCCAAACAAGATTAAATATATTACTGTGATGCTTGATGACGATGCCCCAAAAATCTATGGTCTTGATGAAGTCAAAAAAGGTCAAACTGTGTACATCACAGAAGGTCCCTTTGACTCTACATTTATCTCCAATTCAATTGCTTTATGTGGTGCAGATGGTGATGTTGCTAAGTGGGGCATTAGCGATCCTGTTTGGATATACGATAACGAACCACGTAATGCAGAAATCCACTCAAGAATCTCCAGAGTTATTGATAGGGGAGAAAAGGTCGTTATCTGGCCTTCAGCAATAAAAGAAAAGGATATTAATGAGATGATATTATCTGGACTAGACGTTCAGTCTGTGATAGAATTAAATACTTATTCTGGATTAGAAGCAAAACTTAAATTTACCACCTGGAAAAAAATATGAGTAACGGAACCAAAGTAGTCAAGAGAAATGGAACAATTGAGTCTCTTGACCTTGATAAGATGCACGTAATGGTTGAAGAGGCGTGTAGGGGTCTTGCAGGCGTCTCTGCAAGTCAAGTTGAGATGACCTCTGGTATTCAGTTTTATAATGGAATTTCTACACAAGAGATTCAAGAAATTCTAATCCGTAGTGCAAGTGACCTAATTGATTTGGAGCACCCTAATTATCAATTTGTTGCTGCCAGGCTGCTTCTTTTTGCAGTTCGTAAGCAACTTTATGGAAAAATGAAGGAACTTCCACATCTTGAGCAACACATTTATGTGTGTGTAAATCAAGAAGTTTATGATAATGATATTTTCAATAAGTATTCAAAGGAAGAAATTGACAAAGCAAATAGTTTTATAGATCATGATCGTGACTATCTCTTCACTTACGCAGGTCTTCGTCAAGTAGTTGATAAATATCTGGTTCAGGATAGGAGTGGTGGTGGAGTATATGAAACTCCCCAGTTCATGTATATGATGATTGCTCTGACTATCTTTGCAGAGTATCCAAAGGAAACCCGTATGTCATATGTTAAGAGGTACTATGACGCAATCAGCAAGCACAAAATCAACATTCCAACACCCATCATGGCAGGTGTTAGAACCCCACTTCGTCAATTTGCATCTTGTGTTCTCGTTGATGTTGATGACACCCTCGATAGTATCTTTAGCAGTGATATGGCTATTGGCAGGTATGTTGCACAGAGGGCTGGAATCGGCATCAATGCAGGCAGAATTCGTGGTATCAACTCTAAAATCAGAGGTGGAGAGGTACAACACACAGGCGTTGTCCCCTTCCTTAAGAAGTTTGAGGCAACTGTCCGATGCTGCACTCAGAACGGCATCAGAGGTGGTTCTGCTACAGTTCACTTTCCTATCTGGCACCAAGAAATAGAGGACATTCTTGTACTCAAAAATAATAAAGGAACGGAAGACAATCGTGTTAGAAAACTTGACTATAGCATTCAAATCAGTAAACTCTTCTACGAAAGATTTATTCAGGACGGCGAGATCACTCTGTTCTCTCCGCACGATGTACCTGGACTTTATGATTCTTTCGGAACAGACAAGTTTGACGATCTATACGTTGAATATGAGAACAATTCGTCCATTTCGAAGAAAACTATCAAGGCGCAAGAACTTATTCTTAATCTCCTCAAAGAACGTGCTGAAACGGGTCGTATCTATATCATGAATATTGACCACTGCAATTCTCATAGTTCGTTTAAGGATAAGGTTGAAATGAGTAATCTTTGCCAAGAAATTACTCTTCCAACTTATCCACTTCAACATATTGATGATACGACTGGTGAGATTGCTCTGTGTATTCTCTCTGCAATTAATGTTGGTAAAGTAAAATCTGATGAAGAACTTGAAGAACTTTGCGATCTTTCAGTTCGTGGCCTTGAAGAACTGATTGACTATCAGAAGTATCCTGTGCTTGCAGCAGAGGTCGCTACAAAGGCACGTAGATCCCTTGGAGTGGGATTTATTGGTCTTGCTCATTACCTTGCCAAACTTGGATTCAATTATGATTCTCAAGATGCGTGGGATGCAGTTCATGGACTTTCTGAAGCATTTCAGTATTATCTTTTGAAAGCATCTAATCAACTTGCAAAGGAAAAGGGACATTGTGAATACTTTGGTCGCACCAAGTATGCTGATGGCATTCTTCCTATTGACACATATAAAAAAGACGTAGACGAAATCTCTTCGGTACAATTACAGCATGATTGGGAATCACTTAGAACATCCATCTTGGCTCACGGTCTCAGGCACTCAACACTGTCCGCACAGATGCCTTCGGAGAGCAGTTCCGTTGTGTCAAATGCAACCAATGGAATCGAACCTCCTCGTGGGTACTTGTCCATTAAAAAGTCGAAGAAAGGTCCTCTTAAGCAAATTGTACCCCAGTATCATACTCTTAAGAACAACTATACGTTGCTTTGGGATATGCCTAGCAATCGTGGTTATATCAATATTGTTGCTGTTATGCAAAAATTCTTCGATCAAGCGATTTCTGGAAACTGGTCGTATAACCCAGAGAATTATGCCGATAATGAAGTTCCTGTTAGCGTAATGGCGCAAGATTTTCTTACCACATATAAGTATGGTTGGAAAACTTCCTACTACCAAAACACTTATGATATTAAAACTGATGAGGTAGTAGAAGAACCAAAACAAGATCTTCAATCGCTTCTTGGCGAACTTTCTGGTGCTGATGAAGGTTCTTGTGACAGTTGTTCCATCTGAGAAATCCCAAATAATTTTAATGTTAAATAATCTAGTGAAGAGAGGCGAGTATGCAGTTTAAGGTTTCTTCAACCGAAGATCAAACACAAATCAAAGGAATGACAGTATTTAATACAGAAAAAGTTGATACTAAAAAACAACCAATGTTTTTTGGAAAACCTCTTGGAATTCAAAGATATGATTCGTACAAATACCCAGTTTTTGATAAACTCACAACTCAACAATTAGGTTATTTTTGGAGACCTGAAGAAGTGTCTCTTCAAAAAGATCGTGGAGATTATCAAACTCTTCGTCCCGAACAAAAGCACATTTATACTTCTAATTTAAAATACCAAATTATGCTAGATTCCATTCAGGGTCGCGGCCCTGGAATGGCATTTATTCCTTATTGCTCTCTTCCAGAACTGGAAGCGTGTATGGAAGTATGGGGATTTATGGAGATGATTCATTCCCGTTCTTATACCTATATCATTAAAAACATTTACTCAGATCCTTCTGAGGTGTTTGATACTATCATTCACGATGAGCGTATTCTGGAACGTGCTAAGAGCGTTACAGAGTCTTATGATGACTTCATTAATTCAGCACAAAATTATGGTACTTCTAATGATTGGATGTACAGACTTGAAGGAGTCACAAACGCAAAGGAAAATCTCAACGATGTCAAACGAAAACTCTACAGAGCAATCGCAAACGTTAATATTCTTGAAGGTATTCGCTTCTACGTTAGTTTTGCTTGCAGTTTCGCCTTTGGTGAACTTAAGCTTATGGAAGGATCAGCTAAAATCATTAGTCTCATCGCAAGAGACGAAAATCAACACTTAGCACTTACTCAGAACATTCTGAATAAGTGGAGGGATGGTGATGATCCTGAAATGCAAAAAATTATGAAGGAAGAAGAAGAGTGGACATATAAAATGTTTGATCGTGCTGTAAATGAAGAAAAGCGTTGGGCAG